TGATTTTTTTCACTAAATTTATCATCCCATGACAATCCTGATTGTTTAAAAAGTCCAGTTTTTCCATCTAAATTTTTGCCAAATATTGTTGATGGCATAAATCCTGCTATACCAACAGCACCAGTTGATGCTTTTACATTATTTCGATATTTCTGATATGCTAATAATTCAGTAAAAGTAAGATCAGTAAGTTTTTTTTCTGTACCCAATACTCTTTTTGACCAAACTTCGGGTCTATCACCATATTTGTTTTTTATCTCTTTTGATCCTCCTGCTACACCAATGTCACCATATACAGATTGTGCGTTGCCTTCATGTGCGGAAGTAACAGCAGCTAAACCTGCCGCCGACAAATATCCATATTTTAAAACTCCTGAACCACCACCTACACTCGTAGAACTAGCTGATGTTGCACTAGGAGTAGGTGTGGAAGATTTAACTGGTTCTGCCGTTTTAGTAGGAGTAGCTGGTTTTACCTCTGGTTTAACTTCTGGTTTAGCAGTAGGTTTAACTTCTGGTTTTACCTCTGGTTTAACTTCTGGTTTAGCAGTAGGTTTAACTTCTGGTTTTACCTCTGGTGTTTTAACTGGTTCAGCTGGTTTAGGAGCAGCAGGTGGTTTAACTGGTTCTGTTGGTTTAACTGGTTCTGCTGGTTTACGAGGTTTACCAGGTTCTGGTTTAGGAGCAGGCGGTTTCTCTTCTGGCTTTTTCGCTTCTTTAAACACTTTTTTTATAGGTTTAAATTTTACTGAAAGCGCTTTTATTATTTCATCATTTCTTCTAGCTCTAAGAAGATCATCATTTTCAATATTTTGAATTTTCAATTCATGATTTTTAATTTCTTGTATTCGAGCATCAATAATTAAACTGTATATTTTACCAAGAATATTGGCAGCACGATCCATAACATCATTTATCTGTTCAATAGATAATTTTTTGGCCGTGTTCTTACTAAAAGAAGCTACATTCTCGGCTTTTTGTTTTGTTTTTTTGGAAACTTGTTTTTCTTCTTTCATTATTTTTTAAGTTGTTCTCGTATTTTTTGATTTTCTTCTTCAACATATTGAACTAATAATGAAATATAAATGTCTCGTTCCCACGGCATCATATTTTCCAATTCTGTCAGACTATACTTATGATGCTGCATCATTGCAAAATTTGTTTTGTAGTAATTTTTCAAATTGTCATAACGAAATGTTAGGCGAAAAAACTTTCTAGTCCCTCCACTTCAATACTATGCTCAAATCCACATTTACTACATTTAATCTCAATATCTTTTTTCAGTTTAGGCAAATCATTAAAGAATTCTTCTAATTTTTCAAATTGATTTTGATTAAGAGATTCGACAAATTCTAACAATTCACCCGGCTGTGCTTCACTTGCATAATGATATTGATCACCATCAAAAATATATTCAATACTTTCTGCAATCATATTAAATGTTATTTCTGTCATACTCTGCATATTAACCGAATCTTTTACAACATAAAATTGAGGATATCTTAATTTAACAAATATTTTTTCTGTTAATTGAACATCTTCATTTTCTTTAATACCTTCAACATTTATATCTAAAAGATTAATTTCAACATCCATAATATTGCCGCAGAGTTTATCTTCAACTTCATTATTACATTTGTATTTTGTTTCAACTACTTCAGAAACAGACTTTGCTCTAAGATTTATAAAATAATATTCAACATCGACAATAGGTAATTTATCGATATTAATATTTTCAGTTAAAGTACAATTATTTAAAATATCTTTTATGCTATTGTGTACTGTATCAGTATCATTTGATTCCATAGCCATTAAAAGATTTCTTTGTTCTTTAACCAAAAATGGTCTAAACTTAATTTTCTTTTTCGATAGTGGTAATTCTATCTCATATGTTGGCACATCAATTTTAGGTAATGGCATTATAAAACTCCTTTAATTATTTTTAAACTAGTCACCAACTCTTTTCCAATCAGTATAAGCAAAAGTAACTGTTAACTTATGATATCCTTCTGATGACCAATCTAGATCCATTTGATTCATAGAAATAGGAAACGCCTCACTCAAATTAACAGCATAACTTCTTTTACCATCAGATTGAAATTGTTTTATTAAGATTTCAGCGGAATATTGTTTTTTATATTTGAAGTTGTACTTATCTGTAGGATTTATATGGTACAACCAATCTTCAAAAAGATATTTTTGCTGCATATCGCTGTCAACAATAAATGTTAAATCTATATCAGAATATGTTGTTAGATACGGAAATTTTTCAATCGGACCATAGATTTTCTGTTCCATAGTTGCCATTGTTTTTCCTGGTAAATTTGCATTCTCACATCTATATTTTATTTCAGTTGGATATTTAGAACCAAAAATTGCAAATGGACCACCGTAGATATAAACTTCAAACAAAGAATTTTTTGCCAATTCACCCTTAAAAGAAGATAAGAAAGTTTTTATATTTGCAGGCATTTATGATTTCCTTATTTGATCTACAGATTCTTTCCAAACTTTTTCTGGTCTAGCTTTCATAAATTGTTGTATAGGTAAAAATAAAGCAATATCCCATTCATCTGGCTGAACAACAAGTATTCTTGATTTTATGTGCGAATTTAAATATCTCTTTAAACATGGCTGAAATTCTTTATATCTTCTAGCAGAATTTAATATGTCATAAGTTATTTTAATTCTTCGAATATCTCCATCTTCATTTAAAACTGCATAAGGCATCAATTTTTCCATAAACATAATTCTGTAGTTTAATGGTAAATAATGAAGATTTAAACCAAGAAATCCATCTGGATATTTTTCTAATACAAGAACAAGTGGAAATTTGTCCCAATAAGGTAATTCTTTTTTAGTTTTTGCATCATAGTAATAAAAATATAGACCACCCAATTTAAATTGATTTACTTGCCTGGACTTTTCTTTACTTAAATCAGATGCAATATTTGATGTTCGTTTTAAATTGGCAATCTTAGCCATCAACCATTGCAATGACTCTTTTGTCATTGTTTGAAGTTGAGCACCTGTTTTTTCTTGGGCTAGTTTAGTTAGTCTTGAGTTCATATGGATATTTAGTTACATATTTAAATCTTTTTCTGTTAATATTTTAAATTCCCATCCTCGATCCAAACAATATTCTGATGCTGCTTTCCATTTAGATTGGTTGACACCCCAAGTTGCAACTTCTGTTATATACTGTTTAGTTATTCTTTTTTTCTGTTCTGGAGGCATAGTTTGCTTTTTTGGTTTAATCTCAACTAAATATGTTTTGGTGACATCATCTTTTGTTCGAATTTTTACCATAAAATCAACAAAGTATCTATGATACTTACCATCAACAGGTGATTTATATGGTATAATAATTTCTTCTGAAGAAAATGATATTACATTAGGATTATTATCGCACCAGTTAAGAAATTTTAATTCCCAAGATGATCTATAGATCACATTGGTTGAATCACCAATATACTTTTCAACATTTCGTAGTTTATATTTACCTTGCAAGTATTTCATAATCTTCCTCCGCATCATATTTATGATATAAATATTTAATAAACATACACAAAGGTAATATATGCCAGCAGGACCATTGGACATATTGGATAAAAATAGATTTGGAGATGAACAATATAGATATCCTTTAGATATTGGAACAAATTCCAAACATGGACACATTGTTAATTTTACAATATTTGATGCAGAAACAACAAAATTTGAAGGATCGCCATATGATCCGAACTCCGGTGGTGGTGATGGTGGTGGTGATGGTGGTGACGGTCAATCTCTTTTAGACTATGCAGCATCGTTCGCAACTGATGCATTTACAAGTCTGGGAAATAAATTTGATAATTTTGTACAAAATGGATATACCGCGAAAGCTGGATACACTGAGACAAACGCAAGTATCACTTTGTATATGCCAGATAGCTTAGATTTTTCTTCTTCTGCTGTTTATAATTCAGCATCATTAGGCGATTTAATTAAATCTGTAGGTGAATCTGTTCTATCAAAAATACCTGGTATAGGTAAAGTAACTGGTGCTTTAGGTCAATTAGTTACAGGTGGTGGGCCCGCCACTCAAATTGGATTAGATGCAGCTGGATTTGCAATTAATCCTCAACAACAACTTTTGTTTCAAGGTATAGATTTTAGAACATTTGGTATGGCATTTGTATTTACTCCAAAATCGTCTTCCGAAAGTGCGATGATAAAATCTATAGTACAAGCATTTAAAAAAGCATCAGCACCATCACTAGTAGAAAATACAGCAGGATTTTTATATCGACCACCGTCACTCTTTCAAATAACATTTTTAAATGAAGGATCAATAAATCCTTATTTACATAAATTGGGAAAATCAGTATTAACAGGTGTACAAGTAAATTATGCACCAAATGGATGGTCTGCATATGAAAATGGAGCGCCTGTTCAAGTAACATTAGGATTAGAATTCCAGGAAGTTGAACTCATGCATAGAGCAAAAATAGATGAGGGATATTAAATGAGATACTTTAAAACTTTACCAAAAGTTGCATATAAAGATAAAAATGGCCATGTTACACTATTAACAAATATATTAACGCGAGTAAAAGTTATTCCAACTATACTAAATAATCCTTTAATATATTATAAATATGATATTAAAGATTCAGATACACCAGAAATAATAGCTGACAAATATTATGGAGATTCATATTACTATTGGATTATTCTATTAGTAAATGAAATTCAACATCCACAATGGTCTTGGCCATTATCTTCTAATATATTTGACGATTACATTGCAAAAAAATATGTAAATGTGGACGTCAATGATATTTATTATTATGAAAAAATATTAACAAAAAATACAGTTGAGACAGAAGAAATAGCTGAAGAGCGCGTTATAATAGATAAAGAAACATATGATTCATTAATCGAATCAACACAAATTTTCACATTCAATGGAATAACCACAGAAATTACTACAAGTAAAAGAATTGTAACTTATTATCTCTATGAGCAAGAATTAAATGAGTCTAAAAGAAGTATAAAATTACTAAATTCAAAATATTTAAATAATTTTATAAATCAATTTGAAAAACTTTACAATAAGTTTTAAAATATGGCTGATAATAGTGGCATTTTTTATCCTCAAGACTATAAATTAAAAAAATTAGTTTTAACTAATAAGTCTGGAAGAACTTTAGATTTAACAAATTTACTTGTAGAATTCTCTTATTTTGAGGATATATTTGCATTTTCAGTTTCAGGCTATATTGTTTTAAGAGATTCAGCAGGATATATTGAGCTTGATTCAATAACAGGAAACGAAACACTTGAAATTGATTTCGGTAAATTTGCTGATACATACACAAATTTAAAAAGAACTTTTAGATTATATAAGATTTCCAATGTGAAGCCTATTGGAAATTTAACAAGTATAATTTATAAACTTCATTTTTGTTCAGAAGAATTAGTTTTATCTGAACAATCAAAAATACAAAAATCTTATCCTGGTCAAAAAATATCCGATATTATAGGTGAAATAATGACGGATAAAATGGGAATTGAAGAAACAAAATTAATAATTGAAGATACGTATGGAGTATATGATTTTAATATAGGTTTATTAAAACCATTTGAAGCTATTAGTTTTCTATCAAATTATGCAAGACCGAGTGATTTTCAAAAAAGTGCAGATATGTTATTCTTTGAGAATAAAGATGGATTTAATTTTAGATCTGTTCAATCATTATATAAATCAAATGTGTATAAAAAATACAAATATCAAGCTAGAAATATAAAAGAAGCTACCCCAGAAGATAGATTGAGTACTGTTTTAGATTATGAGGTAATTAAATTTTATGATATTTTGGAAAATATTAGTTCTGGTATGTATGCAAATAGATTGATAACTATTGATCCATTAACACAAATGTATAAAGTTACAGATTTCAACTATCAAAAAGATTCAGATAGTGTATTAAATAATAAATCTGCGCTATCCTCAAAACAAAATAGACTTGGTATAACTCAAAATAATGCATTTCCATCTGTAGTAAAATTTTCATCATCAAATTCAAGAAATAATTCAAATAATCAACTTATAGATGAAAATCCAGGTTCGGTTGCAAAAGATGTATTTTTGGAGGATACTTTACCAATTAGAACTTCTGCATTGGCCGCACTAAATCACACAAAACTTAAAATTGTGATACCGGGAGATTCTGGAGTAGCTGTAGGTAGAATAATTGAATTGGATATACCAAAATTGAATCCTGGAGATCCTTCAAGAAGTAACTTTTTTTCAGGCAAATACGTTGTTACTGCTTTGAGACATATTGTTCAAGTACCTACAGTATTTCAAACTATTTTAGAAATAACAAAAGATAGTTATATTTAATTTATTCATTAATAAATAGTATTACTAAAAAGGAGAACAGTAATGAATTTTTTGGGTTATTCAGGATTCAATGGATTTGCCGGAGTAGTTGAAGATATAAATGATCCATTAAGTTCGGGTAGAGTTAAAGTTCGCTTTTTTGGATTTCATAGCGATAATTTACAAGAAATGCCCACCGAGAATTTACCTTGGGCTCAAATAGGTTTATCTCCAAATGGTTTATCTACTCCGACCGGTAATATTAAAGCTGGAGATTGGGTACTTGGACGATTTATGGATGGTGAAGCTAGACAAGCACCTATAGTTGAAACTGTCATAAGAGGAATAAAACCTCTTCTTGAAGATGTCACTAAAGGATTCTCAAATCAAAGCACACTTCCATATAATGTTGTTCCGCCAGAAGGAATTATTATAACTAAACGTGGAGAACCGAATATACCTAGATTAGCTAGAGGTATAATAGAGGGTGCAACGCTAGAAAAAAATAATTCACAACATAGTTGTGATTTTAAATTTAATATTAAATTTGGAGACCTAAGCATTGGTCTTATTGATAACCCAGTCGCAGTTATAAGAAGAGCTATTCAACAAGGTAAAAATGCTGCCGCACAGATTATCAAAAAACTCCTTGGACAATTTGCAGATGGAATAAGATTAGTATTAACAGGATTAAATTACACATTGAGTTTAGATCCATCTGGTTTAATTTCATCAGCATTTGATCTAGCTAGATCTATTATTAGAAAAATAAATAAAATTATAAAAAAAATAGCAGGATACGTTGCAGTTGTTTCATTGTATGTCAATCTCGTTAAAGAATTGCAACAAGTTGTGGCTTTTATTAAACAACTTCCAGCATTCTTTAAAAAAATGCTACTTGATTGCTTAAATACATTTCAAAACAATATCAGAAGTTTAGTTGCACAAGTAAATACTATAATTAAAAATTTAAATCAATCTATACAGTCATTAGGAACAAATCTTGTATCTTTAAGATCAGGATTAGCGAATTTTAATGTATCGTCTAGTCCAGAATATGCACCAGAAGATCAATTTAGTCCTGAACAGCTTGCTCAACTTAATAATCTTACTGTAGACTACACGGATACAGCAGACTTGGATACAATTTTACAGGCTTTACTCGCTTTAGATGAAACAGCACAAACCGCAATAACAGATATACAAGTTACAGCAAATACATCACCGGATACAACGGCAGTAGATTATATTGATCCAGCAATATTATCAAAATATTTGGATGGATATTCATACACATATAAAGCAGATGATCTTTATTTACCAATATCAGCAGCAAGTTATTCAAATGCACCGGATTTGAATGAATTACAGAATTATATAGAAACTAGATATGTTGATGATGGAAATAAGTTTTTAGCAAAAATGCCTCTAGAGCCTCAAAATATTAAACTAGTCTTGCCCTAACATGCCTTAAAAGGAATTAAATATTATGCCAATTAATCCAGAAACTGGAGAAGAATATACGCTAGATGGACCAGAATTTTTTAATGGATGGGTAGAACCTAGATCACCCGCATTAGATGCACCACCTGAATATGGAATGAATTACGTTCAAGCAACAGATTCAGGCCACTCATTTGAAATGGATGATACTCCAGACAGAGAACGAATAAGACTTACGCATAGATTAGGTACATTCATAGAAATGCATCCAAATGGTGATG